CTTTCTTTTCAATTTCCCTCGTATTGATTGCTCTTCTCCAGTTTGCAGTACTATCAACATAAGAGGCCCTGGGACGTCTGTTTGATTTACCAGATTGCAACACAGCTGTAGGAATGCACAGTTCTACATCTGTAGCCCAGGCATACACACCTATGGATACATCATTGGATGCATTTGCATTAGCATATGAGAGGGGTGTCATAGAATCTAACCGTACAGCCCAGAGATTAGCGGATATTGCAGCACCATTAATAAGATTATCTATAGTCTGATAATTATTTGGGTAAATAAACGGTAATTCCATCTCCATCTGTGTGTTGGATGAAACATCACATTTAACATGATACAATTGTGAGATCTTCTGGATTCTTGAGGGATCAGTTGTAGTATACAGAGTAGGGTCATGCTTTCCTGTGTAGGCTTGAAGAGGTCTTCCAGAGAGAAAAAGCTTACTATAGTGAAAAGGTGTCGCATTGAGTACTACTTCAATATGCATAGTATATGATATAAGAGAATAATTCTGCAACTTATTTTTGACACTGGTTAGACGCCAGTAGTCAGCAATATCGATGGCTTCCCTTAAATATGTACCTTCACTCCATGAATAAGTGGCCAACCTCACTTTTCTATTGAAAAAGTCAGCTAATGTATCATCCACAAAAGTAGAAACTGTAGCAGTATCATCATTTCTACCATCCAATTTTATAGAGGTGGATGGGTCCTCATTAACAAAATCCGCCACATGTCCATGATCATCACTTGGAGAGGTACTATGTACCTCGATGACACCACGAACAGGTTCAGATCCGATTTCTTCAGAACTTTTTGCCATAAAGCCCTGATTAGTAGGCGCGTCAAGATTACTATTATTATTACTTGACATGATATTTATATTTACATTGATGGTAAGGCCATCAGTCCATTAATTATTAATTTACAATTATTTACATATATACACACTATGGGACAAATATATACATGATAGGCCTATTGAATGGCCTACTCTGAGCTAAAGCTCAGAGTTAGAGGGTAAGCACACGCGTCATCGTAGAGCTCACCCCAAGTGGGAAAGGTGATATGGTATTCTGATCTCAAATATATCTTCATTAGCTCAATGGCAAACAATCGAGAATCATTATAGAAGTCTTCCCCATATTGTAGAGATTCCCGTAAAAAGTTGGTTAGGGACTCTATCTGGTATTCTTCAAGCAGCATTTCTGTACTTGTCTTACCATAACACAAACTCTTAACTATAGAATCCATTGCCAAAGGAGCAAAGACGAATTTTCCACGTACCAAAAATTTCCTTTTAAGAAAATCAATTTCAGAGAAGTCTATAAAAGGGTCAATGAAATCCTCTTTAGTCGCACTCGTATATGTGATACCATATGTAGATAATACTTCAGCAATAGCTATTTGATTAAAAAATTTACTAGCTTGTACTGAAACCCCGGCGACGTTATCATCACCAAACGTCATCAATTTGACGTGCTCATTAAAATTTAAATCTCCTAGTACATAGAATGCTATTCTGTTGTAGAGTGAATTCACAATACTATTGATGACTACAGTTAATGCATGGCCGGAGGGATTTGAACCAAAAAATTGGAAGAGCTCTCCATCAAAGGCCACATAGGCATTACATACACATTCAGTCAGTGCACACATTGCATTATAATCCTCTCCAGAAAACTTTCCATATCGCATATTAAGTTCAATGAGTATTGAGAAAGCTGCTCTCATCATCTGGGGAGACATTCCTGTATCAAAACTTTTATAATCCCCATTGATGTAGTATTTTGTCGAATCACGTAAGTACTCATACAATTGTTTCCACTGTATACTACACGCATTTATACCTACAGCCATTTCACTTGTGAACATATGACTATGCAAATAGGAGGTGATTCTCAGAAAATATTTACGCATAAGTAAAGTTAAAACCATATTACTTCCTGTAAAAACTCTATATTTTCGGGCATTAATTTTAGCAAAGGTAACTATTTCATCTTTAACACTAGCCTTAAACACAAATTCTGGTATATGGCCCTCCCTTAACTGTGCATCGGCACTGGCAACATCGTTAGATAATGCGTCATTAAGATAACGAATATCTCCTCTAGTGATAACCATATCTATCTTCCTTTTATTATATGGGATACCAGCACTGGTGCTCATATTAAGTGCATCTATAAAGGGAACTCCATCAATTCCATTTAAGCAATAGTGCAACTCTAAAAGTCCTATATCTGGAACATCATCCTTGGGAAATCTATCTAAATAATTCTCCATGCATAAATTTAGCAAGGATAGTTGTACTACAGGTTTTAATTTACATCTAGCTATCAAATTGTGCTTAAAGGAATCTCGCCATGGTCCGTCTTTGGGTTTAGCGTATATAGGGATACCATATTTTGTACTCCCAAATTTACGCTCTACCGCAGGTTTCCAAGGTTGCACATAAAACTTAGTTGACAATTTATCTCTTCTACCTTGCATAAAGGTACCAAAATAATTACAATATATCTCATCCTCATACTGATAACGAGCATAAGGACCAGGAGAAGAGCAACATTGTAAAAGCGTTTCTCCTTCTGTCGATGATACTTGCAATCCATCGTGGGATTTCATAAGAAAATGGAGTGCTTTAAGATACATATCCCGAGTCAAACTCTGTGCACACGGTTTGGATCCATTAATTAACATAACATGAGGCCCATATATACACCAACCATTGGGTGGTGTTGCCACTATCCAGGGAGCTCCACTCATACCTGAAGTTGTAGTTCCTGAACCTGTTCTCAGCCAAGCTTTACTAGACGTATAGCTGGAGGGACATTTTATTTCTTCATATTTCGTAATGCCTACACCAATTACTTTGGATTCTGGTAAGATAATAAAAGCTTCTTGTTGACTCGATGCAGAATCACTTCCCCGCAAGAAAATGGATAAGTCCCTAGTATTGGGACCATTCTGATCTGAAAAGAGGATACAGTCTATTTCAGGATAGATGTAAGAGTTTTCATTTGAGATGATAACTATATGCGTTCCTTTAACAGATGTGGTTTCATCTCCCTTTTCCATGGTCACTACAAAGGTATATTTGTCAGGGATACTGGTTAAATCAGGAAAGAAAGCATGTGCTGCGGTCCACCATATTCTAGGACCAATCTTGAGAGCTGTTGCTATGCCCTGCTTTTCGCCAGTACCAGCTACATCCATAATAGTCATATGGTATACCTTACTCTGCACCATAGTAATTAGAGATTCTCTATTAATGGTGCGTACTGGGGAATTAGCTGGTGTGTCTGATATGGCATCAGGGTTTTTCCAAGGAGTATTACCTGACTTATAAGTAGGTATTAACCATTTACGCCATTCTTTTTTAGATTCATCTTTGCTTTGGGTTTCCTCAGAACCTCCCATAACATTTTTGACTAATAATCCAACAATGGAAGCAACTGCTAAAGTAGCAAGTATTTCCTTCCTATATACAGCTAATCCTCCAAAAATCTTGTGAACCCGAGTTTGGTATTCTTCGTATCTCTTAAGATATGCCAGATAAGTAGAAGTTTTCCCGGTTATTAGTAATCCGAGATAAAACATAAGTCCTGTTCTTCGATATATAGCGACGTGGGATTCAATTTTTGCGAAAGCATAAGGAAAGAATGTCTGGAAAAATTTTAAATAAATCATCCCCAGTAGAAATGCTAGGATACTATTGGATCCTACACGAGATATAGTGCTCTCACCACTCTGTACCTCGACATAAGTGCACGTATCACAATATTCATAAGTTAGACCACATTTGCATTTAGGAGCTAAGGTTACTTTCTTGAGATCATTAGCTACATCTATTCTCTGTCGATATTCTTTCACTATTTTCGCCATTTCACGTTGGAAATCTTTTCTGTTATCTACACAACATAGTGGGGTGTATGTAGCATGATTGCTATTACCAGTAACTTTTACTTTGAAAAATTGCACAACATGGATGTTAGGGTGTTTCCCAGTTTTTGCTATCTCTGCAGCAACTTTATCATCATCAATCCCTGCTATGCTTGGTAAATCATCTTCAATACCACTATAAGAGTATCTATTTTTTACTGAAACTTCAAAGACGTATGGAAAGCGTCGTATAGCTGCTATAGGAAACGTAAAAACTTTGCCTGCGCCAAAATCCTTAGTATTGGAAGTACCAATAACTAATTGAGGCTTACATGCATATTTACCCTTATCCTCCACAGCGGCTTGGGGTGGGATAAAAGGAACTTCATTCAGTATCTGAATAACCTCACTTATATCCTTACCTTGACCAATTTGAACACTCACTGCACCTAAATCATCCATTTTAATATATGGTTGTCCAGTAAAGTTAGTCCAAAAATCTACACTCGCTTGTCTTGTATAGGTCATAGTTTCATTATATGCTAAGGATGGATGTGTAATAGCATGAAAAGTAGTTATGGCTTCGTCAACTAAATTGGACTTTCCAACTTTAGATCCACCATAAAATAGAATTCCTAAAGGAGCGTCTCGATGAGATTCATTAGCTTCACGTAAATACAATGCATCCAATTGTTTTCTTACAATATTAATGGTTGCGTTAATGATGCCATATTTAGATTGCATTTCAGATTGCACGCTAAACCACATTCCTTGTTCCTCAAGTGATATGAGTTTTTGTCTATATTCTACTCGATTATAACCACCCGTTCCATTCTGTTCGGTGAAAGAGATATCTACTGATGATCCTGTTATGTGTTGGACTTCCTGAATCCATTCTTCTAAGGTAGTTCTACCTAATAAATCAGATTCGAACTTTCCATGCATATAGTAATTATAACCCTTGTCCAAAAATACTATAAAGGATTCAAGGACCCATGTAAACATAGTTTGAAAATCAAATTTCATATTCTTCATGGTAATATTAGCACAGAAATCAGCTAACATATTCTTAACCCAAGATTCCTTAGATTTTTCAGGATAGAACGGTTTTAATAAGACGAACATAAACATACTCAAAAGAGTGGCAAGTTTAGGGTTAGTAACTGCCGACATCAATTTTTCTGTGAATCCTGATTGCAATCTAGATTGTGACATCTGCTTTAAACTGGTGTATAAATGTTGTATGTCTTCAACAATACTAGATATAAAATCTAGACTACAATATTCGCTCAAATAAACTAATACGGTAGACATTTTGATCGAAATTTTACACTCCGAAACCATAATAAACATTACATTTCCAAAGCGTAAGAGATGCTGT